GATGTTGCAAGTCTTGCATGGGCTGTTATCAAAGAACATTTTCCAAATGTAGCTAATGCGGTAGAAGAACTGGAAATTGTTAAACAATAAAAAAATATTTCTTGAGAAAAATTTATGTGGATTGAACTTCTAGAAGCAAGTAGTTATATTGGTACAGGAAAAATAGCAGAGAATGCAGTAGGCGAAGCTCTTAGAGCTGACGGACTAAAACAATTAGATATTGCTTCTCTGATTAAAGATTCAGGCTATAGAAATAAAACTGAATTAGTAAAAGCAGTTCGAGACGGAGAGTTTCAGTTGGAGCCCAACACCTTCTACGCTCAGCCTCTAGGCAGTCAAAATTCCCCCGACTTTATTGCTGTAACCGAAGAGGAAGTATTCTTTATTGAAGTTAAAGCGTCTAAGACTGCTAGTGGTTATCAGTTTAACACTCACCTCATCAACAACGATTTTACATATGTACTGTCAGACCCGTCAGTAGGGTTTAAAATATTTTCAGGGTATCAGCTTATGGATCCAGAAGTGAGAGAGATATTATTAGAGTGTCATATGGAATGTACTGAGGTTGTGAGAAAACACAATAAAAGACTTGAAAATCTATCAAATAACCGAAAGGGCTGGGCATATTATGCTCGACCTATGTACACTCAAAAGAATGTATACGCATGAGTTTAGACCAATTTTATACTAATCCCGAAGTAGCTTCTAGACTACTTTCTACTCTGCAAGAAGAGAGCCCTGATATATGGCTAGAGCCTTCGGCAGGGTCAGGAAGTTTCTATAATATTATGCCAGCTAATAAGCTTGGGTATGATCTCGAACCTAAGTGTCCTGGGGTAATTCAGCAAGATTTTCTTACAGTGAAACTACCTACAGATAAAAAAATAATTGCAGTTGGTAATCCACCTTTTGGATATCGTGCCCAAGGAGCAATTGAGTTCTTTAATGCTTGTGCTAAATATTGTTACAAAATTGCTTTTATTATTCCTCGCTCGTTTAGAAAAGCGTACATCGTAAACCAATTAAATGAATACTTTCATCTATTAGATGAAGAGCTGCTTGATGTCGGGATTTTTATAGGAGGAGCCGAGAAAATAAGAACAGTGTGGCAAGTATGGGAACGACGAGATTACAAAAGAAAAAAAGTAGTATTGCCCTCTTCTCATCCTGACTTTAATATTGTAGCGCAAGGAAAGTCATTTGACTTAAATAAAGCCGACATTGCTATACGTAGAACCGGATACAAATCCGTAGGAGAGGTAGTCTTCCCAGAAGACGCAACTCCTATCACTCAATATGTATTTATTCAAATACTAAATGAAAGTGCTATAGAAATATTTGAAAACCTTGATTTGAGTTGTGCCTTTGACACAGCTCTAGCTCCTACAGTTACTCAAGGTGAGATAATTCAAGCGTATATTAACAAGAAAACGAAAAATATTTCTTGACTTTTTTGTTAAATTATATCATAATATGTTTTTATAAATTAAAGGAAACCAGTGGGCGACCGATTTTATAGACAACAACTTGACAAACTGGGTACTTGCCCAGGATATTATGGAAAACCAAAACGGAGAAACAGTAGAATGGCGTGGGATGAAGATAAGAAAGCCCAAGTAATTGAGATGTATGAAAGCGAAAACCCAACTCCCGAAACTTCAATGGAGATTGTTAAACAAATCGCAGATGAAGTAGAAGAGAGCCCGAACGGTGTTCGTATGATTTTAACCAAAGCTGGAGTATATGTTAAGAAGACCCCAGGGGCGTCAAGCTCTTCTTCTAGTTCAAGCTCTAGTCGAGTATCAAAAGCAGCAGCCATCGAAGCCTTGGAAAAGGCACTCGTAGATGCTGGGCAAGAAGTAGATGACGCAGTAGTAAGCAAACTTACTGGTAAAGCTGCGGCATATTTTACTTCAGTCATTACTTCTATTAATGGCTAATAATGTCCCTGCTTTACTTCAATAGAGGAGCTTGGCACTCCTCTAGTTTTCACAGACTGTATAGCTCTTCTGTAGCTATACTTGTCTGTGGTGGCCCGTCCTTTAACAAAATAGATTCTTCACTACTTCCTGGGCCTAAAAAGGTAATTTTTGGGCTGAACAATGTTTACCCTAAAATTAAGCCAGATGTTTGGGTTGGTATGGATGATCCTCATTGTTACAATAGAGATCTCTTCTTTGAGCCCTTTATAAAAATACTACGAGGAGGCTATCAAAATAGAACATATAATGGAGTTAAGCTATTTAAGCTTCATAATATGTATTACGCAACCCTTAAAAAAGCAGAGGGAGTTTATGATATTTTTTCCGATCTTACAGAAGAAGGAAAATTTGTCTGGCACCAAAACTCTTTTGCAACCATGCTGAATATTATAATGTGGATGGGACACAGAGAAATATATCTAGTAGGGTGCGATTTTAGTTTACAAAACGGAGATTACTTTGATGATATGAAGCTGTCTGATAAACAAAGGCAGTGGAACACTGATTTATATAATCAGTTAAGTACATATCTATATAAGTTTCATCTAATGTGTAAACCTTTAGGAATAAAAATTTATTCCATGAGTCCAGACTCTAAGATAAATACATACTTGGACTATGTATCTATTGAAGACCTGAACAAAAGACTCTATCAAGAAATGCCGGAAAAAACACCGATATATCATGCAATAGAGTTAGACCCCCCAAAAAAGTAACTAAGTGAGTTGCGGATTTTTTAATTAGTTGGAAATCCGCATGAATAAAATAGAAGCTAAAGAGCTTATAGAAAGGTGTGGCGACGCCATAATTACCTATAGGAGTACTAACTCAAATAAGCTCAAATATAATGTATGTACTTTAGATTTTACTACTCCATACATTCAAGAAAAGAAGAACAGAGCCAAAGAAACCTCTGAGAATATTCTTCTTTTTTGTTGGGACACTGACTCATACCGCCTGTTAAAACCAGACAGTATTACAAGTATAGTCCCTCTGTCCTCCATTCTAAAGAACGGAGGAGCAAATAATGTATGAAAAAGAGTCTATTGAACAATACAGCAGAATAGTACATGAGTACGAAGATGGTAGACAAGTGAAACTTACTATTAATACATTTAATGGAAAAGAATACTTACATCTTAGAGAATACTATTTAAATTTTGATGGAGATAGTTTGCCTTCTTCTAAAGGGATTTCCGTACCTTTAGATTTAGCTAATTCTTACGAGCTATTTACTGGCTTAGTAGAGATTTTATCTCTAGCAGAAAGCAGAAGTAAGATTATGGAATATTTTAGCGATATGTTTGAAGAACTGTATCAATCATAGTTAAAAATATTTCTTGACTTCTTGTTTAAATTCTGAGATAATACTTTCTGAATTTAATTATAACTAAGGAATTTATTTTTGTTGATTAAACTACTACAAAAAGCAGCCAGACACTATTATGAAGGCTCCCCGATTATGTCTGATGAAGAGTTTGATGCTCTCGCAGAGCAGGCTAGTTGGAAAGAAGTAGGTTATCAACTTGATAATAGTAACGGAAAAGTTAAGCACACACATCCTTTATACAGTTTGCAAAAACACTATGAAGATCAAGGGCAAAATCCTTTATCTTCCTATAAAGGAAAAATAGTTGCAAGTCCAAAACTAGACGGTGCGTCTGTTGCCGTTACTTATAGTAACGGATACTTAGTACAAGTGCTGACTAGGGGTGACGGAAAATATGGTATTGATGTTACCGATAAGTTCCTTGCTAAAAACTTAGTTCCTAAAAGAATATCTTTTAGTAGTCAACCTATACAGATCACGGGAGAGATAGTTTCTCCCAAGTCAATACCAAACTCTAGAAACTATGCTGCTGGTTCCCTAAATCTTAAAAGCATAGATGAGTTTCTCTCTCGTGATCTGTCCTTTATTGTACATGGGTGTTATCCATATATAACAACTTCTTTCTCAGAAGACATGATATTTTTTGCTGAAAACGGGTTCTCCGTTTCCACGGCAGATAAATATGAGCAGTTTCCTAGAGATGGAATTGTGTTCAGAATTGATAATAATCAAGACTATGAAAAACAAGGATGGACATCTCATCATCCAAGAGGTTCTTTTGCCTTAAAAACTAGAAAAGAAGGCAAAGTAACAACTCTTATAAATGTTATCTGGCAGACTGGAAAAAGTGGAGTAGTATCCCCCGTGGGGATATTAGATCCTATAGAAATAGACGGAGCTAGAATAACAAAAGCTACTTTACATAATATAGAGTATATCAGATCTTTAAACTTGGAAATAGGCTGTAAAGTAGAAGTAATAAGATCTGGCGATATTATACCTAGAATTACAAGACGTATAGAAAAATAATTCTTGACATCTTTTGTTGATTTATGTATAATATATATTCATTTTTGGGGAAGAAGTAACTTGAAAGAAATTTTGCCGCCTACACATTGTCCAGGGTGTAACTCTGAGCTTGTATGGGTAAATGATCTTCTGTACTGTAGAAACAGTGATTGTGCGGATAAAAGTCGCAAAATTATTTCTCATTTTGCTTCTTCACTAAAAATTAAAGGTCTAGGGCCTGCCACTATTGCATCGCTGGAACTATCCGATATATCAGATATTTACGAATTAGATAGAGACTATGTAGTAAGTAAGCTGAATAGTGTTACACTAGCCGATAAATTATTGGATCAGATCGAGAAAAGCAAAAGTGCGGGTCTTAGTAACCTTTTAGGTTCGTTTTCTATTCCTTTATTTGGAAAAACAGCTTCCGAGAAATTGTGCTCTCAAATAAGTAATATTACAGAAGTAACAGAGCAAAAACTTTTAGAAGCCGGTCTAGGAGCAAAAACGATACTTAACTTTATGCATTGGTTTAATACTGAATATGCGTATAAGTACAAAAATCTTCCCTTTGAGTGGAAGACTACACAAGAAGAAATAACTTCTGGTCCCGTTGTTGTTATAACTGGAAAACTGTTTTCTTTTAAAACAAAAGAAATTGCAAAAGGAGTTTTACAACAAAAAGGCTACGTAGTAAAAACATCCATTACTAGAGATACTAAATATCTAGTTAATGAAAGTAATATTGCTTCCGCAAAAACAAAAAAAGCTGAGGCAATGGGAATAATTATCATATCTGATATTAAAGAATTATTGGAGATTTAATATGGCAGTACCTAAGTGGACTGATGAGCGTACCGACTCGCTCACTACTTTTGTCGGTGACGAAAGCCCTGTCTCGCAATCTACTATTGCGGAAGCAGCGGCAAATCTTGATACTAGCACTCGTTCTGTATCGTCTAAACTTCGTAAAATGGGTTATGAAGTAGAATCCGCAGCCACGGGCTCTTCTCGTGCTTTTAGCGAAGCAGAGGAAGACACTCTTCGTGAGTTTGTAGAGTCTAACTCTGGGCAGTATACCTATGCTGAAATTGCGGATGCTTTTGCTGGCGGTAAATATTCAGCAAAATCAATTCAAGGTAAAGTTCTTAGCATGGAACTCACAGACCATGTTAAGAAGACTGAAAAGCCTGCTAGCACTAAAACATATTCTGATGAAGAAGAGTCTACCTTCTTGAGTATGGTTGCTGACGGCGCTTTTGTAGAAGAAATTGCAGAGGCTCTTGGTCGACCTGTGAACTCTATTCGTGGTAAGGCTTTATCTTTGCTTCGTTCGAAGCAGATCGAAGCTATTCCTCCCCAGCGTGATATGAAAGGGTCTGTTACAGATCCTCTGGAAGATCTTGGGGACCTAAGCGAAATGACTGTGGACGAAATCGCCGAAGAGATTGGGAAGACTGTACGAGGCGTTAAGACTATGCTTACGCGTCGAGGTCTGCAAGCTGCAGACTACCCCAGCAAAAAAGAAGCAGCTAACTAATAGTTTCTTCTTAACTTTGAAGGTGGGGTGCTTCTGCATCCCACCTTTATTTACGCCTAAAAAATGCTTACAGTTATATGAATATTGCCACTGCTCTTATAAGTACAATTATTAGAGAACAGGATATAGAAACCTGGGGCAATTTACGGCTTGAATATTTACCTAAAGAATTTCATTCAATTTTCAGGGCTATCTCTAAGCACTTTGATTTAGAGAACGCTCTTCCCTCCTTTGATGATCTAAAACTTAGTGTACCCAGTAGAGAAGTAAAAGAGAAACTTGCGGCCTTAGAGTCTACAGAGGTAGATTCTGAAGCTCATCTTCTGCTTGAATACTTAAAAAATGAGTACACTCAAGATATGGTTCTAACAGAAATTGACTCATATCTTGACAGATCAGTAGCAATGTCTAGAGCGGAAGAGAATATCGAAGCCTTAGAAAATATAATTATAAAAGTTAGAGACAATGTAGAGCTAGATGTAGATTCTGTTAGTATGCAGAAGATAGAGCTTTTCCAAACAGAAGAAGAGCTAAAGAACTACATAAATTTAGGTTTAAACTCTGAATATGATACTGGCTTGAGATTTGCTAAACAAGATCTAGTACTATTAGGCGGTAGAAGAGGGTCTGGTAAGTCTTTCACTTGTAGTAATATTGCTGTTAATCAATACATGCAAGGACATAGCTCTTTGTACTTCAGTATAGAAATGACAAAAGAACAAGTATTCAGACGTATGGTTTCCATAGCTACAGAGATTCCTCTTGAGCGTTTAAACTCTAGAATGATTTCTAAGAGTGAGCTTCAAATTCTAGCAAAGTTTCAAGCAGGAAGATTTGAAGATTCACAAGACGCTTTCAATAGTTTCTTAAAACATAATAATTTTGTAGACTTTCAGAAGGAAGTAACTAAATTACCGTTGAAAAAGAATCTGCAATTAGACATAGTTTATGATCCAGCACTTACTCTTGCCAAGATTAAGTCAGAAATTGAACATAGAATTGCAACACAGGAAATATCTGTAGTTATTGTAGACTATCTAAACCAGGTTAAGAGATCTCATATGCCTAGTAGAAATGGACAATATGACTGGACAGAGCAGATAGAGGTTAGTAAGGCTCTAAAGCAGTATGCCCAGGAACATGAGATATTAATTTTCTCTCCATACCAGACTGATGCAACCGGCGAAGCGCGCTTCGCAAAAGGCATTCTTGATGCAGCAGACTCTGCGTTTTCTCTTGAAACATGGGATCAAGAGGATAACTGTATTACATTTGAGTGTAAAAAAATGAGGAATGGTCCGATGTCTGATTTCACAAGTGAAATGGACTGGCGCACGCTAAAAATCGGACCTACTCCTTCTCTCAATCCAAAAGAAAAAGCAAGACTTGCAGAAGCTTTGGAGGGAGATGAATAATGGAAGTAGTAGAACTTTTAAATAAAAGAAAAATACCCTTTCAAACATCAGGACAGGACTACTTAATACGTTGTTTAAATCCTGAGCATGAAGATCGTAATCCCTCTCTTCGAGTAAATAAGATTAGTGGAATTATGAACTGTTTTAGTTGTGGATTTAAAGGAAATATATTTAAATTCTTTGATGAAGCTATAAACGCAAAAGACTTAAAAAGAAAGAGAATACAAGATAAAATTATGGGTATTCGAGCAGATAACATCGGTTTGAAGATGCCGAAGAACTATACACCATTTGTAGGAACGTATAGAGGAATATCTGCGAGTACCTTAGCTAGATATAGAGCGTTTACTAGTATAGAACCGGAGTACGCAAGTAGAATAGTGTTTCCGATTTATGATATTACTGGCAAGATCCGAGCCTTTGTGGGAAGAGCTACGGATAATACAATTATTCCAAAATACAAAGTTCATCCAGGTGGAGTAAAACTCCCTTTATTTCCTGGTGATGTAGAGTTGGTTCAAGGTAGTGTAATTTTAGTAGAAGGTATATTTGATTGTCTAAATTTGATAGACAAAGGACTGCCCAACGTAGTGTGTATTTTTGGAACAAACAATATAGATATTTATAAAATGTCTCTGTTAAAAGTAATGAATGTAAATTCAGTCTATACTTTTTTTGACGGGGATGAAGCAGGAGAAAAGGCCACTCAAAAAGTAGCGGACCTTGGTGAAAAAATTAATTTAAGAGTAGAAAAGATTCCTATTGATAAAAATTCAGATCCAGCTGATTTATCTGAGGAAAGAGTAATAAAGTTAGGGGACTATTTATATGGCTAATGTTGCACTTATTGAAAAAGCACCTAGTAAAATAGACTTCGTGAAACATTTTGAAAATGACTTTGATTTTGAACGCTTTCACTTATGTTCAGATCCAGGCAAGAAAAAAGTTTTACGAAGAGATGTTGATATTGATATTAATATTGATTTATATGACTATGTTATTTTAGTGGGGGGAGAGGCACTCGAATATTTTACTAAAGAACGAGCTATAACAGAACATACAGGAAGGCTAATAAATGATAAGTTTATTCCTATCATTAGTCCTGCTATGATGTCTTTTAAGCCTGAGGCACGCCCAATGTGGGAAGACTCAATTCAAAAACTAAAAGGATACATTTCTAGAGATTTAACTGTAGAAAAAATTGATGAAACTCTGTTCTATGGGATACAAGACTCTGATCAAGCCTACGAGTGGGTATGTAAAGCCATTGAAGCCCCTTATCCTTATGTGGCTGTAGACACAGAAACTACAGCTTTATATCCGAGAGATGGATATATTCTTGGTATAAGTTTATCGTGTGAACCAGATACAGGAGTCTATATTGATACAGACTATGTAGATGAGAGGGTCACAGAAAAATTACAAGAACTTTTTACTAAGAAAAATGTAATTATGCATAATGCAAAGTTTGACTTAGCAATGCTGGAGTACCACTTCAAGTTTGAGTTTCCAAACATTGAAGATACCATGCTCATGCATTATATGTTAGATGAAAATCCTGGTAATCATGGTCTTAAGCAGCTTGCTATTCGTCATACTAAGTACGGTGACTATGAGAAACCAATGTATGACTTTATTGATAATTACTGTAGAAAGAATGGTATTTTAAAGGGAAATTTCAGTTTTGATATGATTCCTTTTGATATTATTCAAGTTTACGCAGCCATTGATGCGGCAGTAACGTTTCTACTTTATGATATCTTTAAGCAGGAGCTAGATAAAGACCCACAAATTCGTAGGGTATATAAGCAACTATTAATTCCTGCTATGAGGTTTTTGAAAGATGTACAAGAAAACGGAGTTCCGTTTGATAGACAAAGACTTTTGCTAGCTCAAGAAATTATGAGCAGTGATATCGAAGAGGCGACTAAAGGTTTATATTCCTATGAGGAAGTTAAAAAGTTTGAACAATTTCAAGAAAAAGAGTTCAATCCAAATAGTACTCTACAGCTTAGAAAATTGTTATTTGACTTTATAGGTCTAAAACCTACTGGAAAAAAGACAGGAACTGGAGCACATTCGACAGACGCAGAAGTATTGGCAACCTTAGCAGAAGAGCATAATATACCTGCTCATATTCTCAGCATTCGACAAAAAGGTAAAATAAAAAATACTTATCTTGATAAGATTATACCCCAACTCGATAGAGATAGCAGATTAAGAACTAACTTTAGCTTACATGGCACTACTAGTGGCAGACTTAGTAGCTCAGGTAAGCTCAACATGCAGCAACTTCCGCGGGATAACCCTGCGGTAAAAGGCTGTATTAAAGCAGCTCCAGGACATAAAATAGTTGCAATGGACTTAACCACTGCGGAAGTTTATGTAGCTGCTGTTCTTGCGAAAGATAAAAAACTGCAAGACGTATTTAGATCTGGAGGAAACTTTCATTCTACTATCGCAAAAGTAGTTTTTAAATTACCTTGTGAAGTAGAAGAAGTTGCAGAGTTGTATGGTGTTAAAAGACAGGCTGCGAAAGCAGTTACCTTTGGTATCATGTATGGTGCGGGAGCCGCTAAAATTAGTGCTCAAGTAACTAAAGACTCTGGAAAATACTTTTCAAAATCAGAGGCTCAGGAAGTAATTGATGATTATTTTAACCAGTTCTCAAAATTAAGAGACTGGTTAGAGTCAAAACAGCAGGAAATAAGTAAAATTGGACACGTATATTCAGTATTTGGCAGAAAGAGAAGACTCCCTAACGTCTTTTCTTCAGACAAAGGAGTAGCAAGCCATGAAGTTAGATCTGGAATTAATTTTTTGGTACAGTCCGCAGCTAGTGATATTAACTTATTAGGTGCTATTGATATGCACAATTTTATTCTAAATGCAGATATGAAGAGTAGAATTTTCGCCCTAGTACACGATTCTATTTTGGCAGAAGTGCCAGAAGATGAAGTAGAAATGTACTGTGGGTTGCTAAAAACATATGTTCAAAAGCCTAGAGTAGGCTGTCATATCGAAGGCGCTCCTATCGGCTGCGACTTCGAAATAGGAGATGATTACAGCTTTGGTAAATTTGAGAAAGAGTACACAAATATTTAATGCGAAATTTCCATTATTTATTCTCCCAAAGGAGGCTCTTATCGAAGAGAAAGATGGAATTGTGTTTCTAGATGGTCTATGTCTAGACGATAAGAATATAAAAAGCGATAAGTTAGGAGTAAGAAGACTTCGGTCTTCTTATCCTAACAAAGCTGTCTTAAATAAGGCTGTACATGATATTCCCTCTATGCTTAAATCCACAGCAAAGAGATATATAGATTCAGAAGGTACTGTATTTGAATATCAAAAAAGCCTTTTAGTATCTTTAAGATACCATAAAATACTAAAAGTGGAAGACAGGGGTGTAACTTGTTTAGTATGGATAAAAGGAATAAATTCTCCTTTTCCAGTGCTTCGTCCACCATTGGCATACATGACCTGGGCAGGTATACTATACAATGGAAATCACCCCTGGATTCTTTATGAGTTCAGTGAAGAACGTAAAAAAGACACAAAAAGAAAAATATGAAAGCAGTTATATCAGACAGAATCTACCTATCATTGGAAAACGATACTCAGGTTTCTTTGCTAGACAAAGAATTAACTTATGCTATACCTTCTTATAATCCTACTGACCCTCCTACGGTTATAAAAAATATGGGGAGGATTCGTAGCAAAATGGTAAGTATTCCTTGCGGAAGAATAGATCTAATACCAGAAGGGTACGAAGTAGTAGATAAAAGGCTGTCGATTCCAGTAGAATTTCCAGAATTTAAATTCTCATTAAGAGAAAGCCAACAGAAGATTTATGACGCTATAGATGATAATTGTATTATCAATGCTTGGGTAAGCTGGGGAAAGACTTTCACAGGGCTTGCAATTGCTTCAAAGTTAAAACAGAAGACCTTGGTAGTAGTACATACTGTAGCTCTAAGAAATCAGTGGGAAAAAGAGGTAGAAAAAGTTTTTGGAATTAGTCCTGGTATAATTGGTAGTGGTAAGTTTGATACAGATGCACCAATCGTCATAGGTAATGTACAAACTCTCACAAGGAGAGTACCAGACATAATCAATGAATTCGGTACTATTATTCTAGATGAAATGCACCACGTATCAAGCCCTACTTTTAAAAACATTATTGATAAGTCAAAGGCTCGTTATAAAATTGGCTTATCTGGAACTATTGAAAGAAAAGACGGGAAGCATGTAGTATTCCGAGATTATTTCAGCCCTACAGTCTATTTTCCTCCAAAAGAGAATTATATGACTCCTAAAATACATATCTTTGACTCTGAGATACGGTTTTTAGATGGTATGAATATACCTTGGGCAAAGAAGGTTAATCACCTTGCTTATAATGAGGAGTATCAACACTTTCTGTCTTTACTTGCAAGTGTATACGCCGCTAAAGGGCATAAAGTTCTAGTTGTAGCGGATAGAGTAGAATTGCTTAGAAAATGTTGCGAGCTAACTGGTGACGTAGGAGTTTTGATAACGGGTCAGACCCCTCAAGATGAACGAATTTCTCTAATGGAACAAATTAGAGAAGATAAAAAGATTTTATTTGGAACTCAATCTATATTTTCAGAAGGGGTTTCAATAGACCAACTTAGCTGTTTAATACTTGGAACACCAGTAAATAACGAACCTTTGTTAACGCAGTTAATAGGCAGGGTTATAAGAATAAATGAAAATAAGAAAGACCCTGTAATTATAGATATTAACCTAAAAGGAAATACTGCTAGAAAACAGGCTAATAATAGAAAGGGATACTACTTGAAACAAGGCTATAAAATACTGAACATGAGTAAAAATAGTTCTTGACAATTTTAAAAAGTTTTGATATAATATATGATACTTTTCGACTGGAATAAGATTATAAAAGAATCAGATAGAAAAGCAAAGAAGTTTTTTGCAATCCTGCATCTTCTTACTTTTAATTCTATACCTAAAAACAGAAAAGATATACTCTACTCTGTATATGGAAAAGACTACTCTGGTTCTTCTTTTCTTATTCATCCTGAAAAGATATTTTACTACTTTTCTCAGTATTCAGTTTCTGAATGGGTAGAGTATGTAAGAATAGCAAGCATGAGAAACTATAATAACTATAGAATATCGAAAGATACTTCTCTTGACTTGTACATTTTAGACAAGAAAATAACAGGCAATAGACTTCTGACAGTTAAAGATAGTAAAGTATTTTTTCTGTTTGAAGACGCAATAGGAGAAAATTAATGGGATTGAAATTTACTGAATCAAAAGGTTCTGCACAGAAATCAAGTCTGAAGCAGTACGCATACACTGATGGCGACAACAAAATTCGCCTGGTAGGAGACATTTTACCTCGATATGTTTATTGGGTAGAAGGTGAGAACAAAAAGCAGATTCCTATGGAATGTCTTGCTTTTAATAGAGAAACGGAAACATTTGATAATGCAGAAACGGATTGGGTGAAAAAATACCACCCAGAAAAGCGATGCGGTTGGGCATACGCTATTCAGTGTATTCATGATGGCGAAATAAAAATTTTAAATCTTAAAAAGAAACTGATGGAGCAAATCAAATTAGCTGCTGATGACTTAGGAGATCCTACAGACCCAGATACTGGGTGGGATGTACACTTTCGACGAGTTAAAACTGGTCCTAATGTATACAATGTAGATTACCAGCTTCAAGCTCTAAAATGTAAGCCTCGAGCATTAGACACTGCCGAACAAGCATTAATTGCTGATCTTCGATCTATGGATGAAATTCTTCCTCGTCCGTCTGCAGAACAGCAGAAAACTTTTTTGGAAGGAGTAGCTGACGCAGGAGGAGTTCCTGCCGAAGTTTCAGAAGAACTAGACGCTGAGGATCTGCCTTACTAATGAAAATATTGTTCACAGCCGACTGGCATATAAAATTAGGGCAAAAAAATGTTCCTGAGCAGTGGGCTCGTGAGCGATATTTAAAGTTCTTTTCAGATGTACACGAAATCGAAAAAGATGTTGATCTTCATATCATTGGAGGGGATCTATTTGATAGAATCCCTTCAATGGGTGAGTTAGAGTTATTCTTTGAATTTATCTCTGGCACGGCTGTTCGTACTTTGATTTACGACGGAAACCATGAAGCCACTAAAAAACATAAAACTTTTCTAACACAACTGAAAAAAGCAAGCAAGGAGGTGAATAGACACATTGAAATAATCGACTCTATTCACAATGAAGATCATTTTGGGGTGCTCCCGTACTGTGAGGTACACGGTAACTGGCATATTACTGATTTTAATTCAAGAAGACCGTTGTTTACCCATGTGCGAGGAGCCATCCCACCTCATGTTACACCAGAAATTGATCTTAAAAGATTCGAGCCATTTCCTGTAGTATTTGCTGGCGATTTACATAGTCATAAAAATACTCAGTTAAACTTGGTATACCCAGGAAGTCCTATGACTACCTCTTTTCATAGAACGGAAGTAGAAACGGGCTATCTATTAATAGATACAGAGGAAAATAGTTGGACTTGGGAAAAGTTTCAACTTCCTCAGTTAATAAGAAAATTAGTCTCCTCAGAAGAAGATATGGTGCAAACTGACTACCACCATACGATCTATGAGCTTGAAGGTGATATAGCAGACCTTTCTCTAGTAGCAAATTCAGAACTTTTAGACAAAAAGTTGATAAAGAGAAAAACAGAAGCCGTATTAATTCTTGAAAAAGATATGAGCATGGAAGATGAGTTAGTAGAATATCTAACTTATATTCTAGAACTAGAGTCAGATAATGTAAAAGATATATTAGGTACATTTCATGATTACTCTAAAAACTTTGCAATGGGATAATTGCTTTAGTTACGGCAGCGGAAATAAATTAGATTTAAGCGATAGTACCCTAACTCAGCTAATAGGCAAAAATGGGGCGGGAAAATCTTCTATACCGCTAATACTCGAAGAAGTTCTTTTTAATAAGAACTCTAAAAATATCAAAAAAGCAGATATACAAAATAGAGAGTTTAACAAAGGTTATAATATCTCTCTAGATTTTTCTGTGGATAATGATAATTACAAAATAGAAGTTCGTCGAAGTAGAGGAACTATAAAAGTAAAACTAATAAAAAACAGTGAGGATATTTCTAGCCACACAGCTACAAATACTTATAAGACTCTTGAGGAAGTATTAAAACTAGATTTTAAGACGTTTTCTCAGTTAGTATACCAGAACACCGGCGCTAGTTTACAATTTTTAACAGCTACAGATGCTAATAGAAAGAAATTTCTAACAGATCTTTTTGGTATAGACGAATACGAGAAATATTATGAAATATTTAAAGAAGCGGCTAAGAATATATCTAATAATGTTATAAAATTAAAAAGCGCTGTTGAAAGTACGGAAAAATGGTTAGATCGAAATAAACTTGACGATACTACCCCACAGCCTATGTTAAATCTTCCAAAAATCTCGGAAGAAGACGAAGAAAGATTACGTTCTTTATCTGTAGACTTTCAAAATATTTCGGAAAAAAATAAAAAAATATCAAAAAATAACACTTATAAAGACTTATTAAGTGCTATTAAACCCTCTGACTTCGCAAAAACTAAAGAGGAAGAGAAAGGAGTAAGATCATACGACGATCTTATGTTAAACCTAGGCAACAACCAGCGTATAAAAGATCAAAACGCTAAAGAACTGCTAGAACTAGAGCAGTTAGGAGGAAAATGCCCAACATGCAAACAAGAAATAAAGCCCATCACAATACAGGATCTAATAAACCGAAGAAAAAACCAATGCGAGGAAGCGGATCAGGAAATAAAAAACCTAAAGGCCGAAATAAGCCATATTAAAGAAACAAACACCTCCATTGAAAAAAAGAATAAAAAATATAAAGAATTTCAAGAGCTGCTATCTTTATACGATAGCAGCATTTCTTCTGAATATCTAGATGGAAATGTTTTACAGACAGAAATAGACTCTATTAAAGAAAAAATAAATAAAGTAACCTTGCAAATTTTAGAAGTGCAAGCAGAAAACGATAAAAGAAAAGAAAATAATACTAGAATTAAGTTAGTACTAGAACAAGCGGAAAAGTTAAAAAATGATCTACAAGAAGCTCAAACAGCTCTTAACAAAGAAGAGAAGCTTTTGTCTAATTTAGATATTTTGAAACGAGCATTTTCAACAAATGGGCTTTTAGCTTATAAACTAGAAAATCTAGTAAAAGAACTAGAAGATTTGACAAACTCTTACTTATCTGAGTTAAGTGATGGTAGATTTGGGCTATCTTTTGTAGTAGAAAAGGATAAATTAAATGTGTCTTTATCAGATAATGGAAATGATGTCGATATTTTAGCTTTAAGTAGTGGAGAGCTAGCTAGAGTGAACACTGCGACTCTTCTTTCCATTCGTAAATTGATGAGTAGCATATCTAAAAGTAAACTAAATGTTTTATTTCTAGATGAAGTTATTAATGTAATTGATGAACTAGGAAGAGAGAAATTAGTAGAGGTTTTATTAGAAGAGGAAGATTTAAATACTTATATGGTATCCCATGGGTGGACACATCCTCTCCTAAATAAAATAGAAGTAATCAAAGAAAAAAATATTAGCAGGTTAGAACAATGAGAGATGAAATACTGTCAGCAGCAGAAAATTATTTTTTAGGTAAAATAGGCTATCATAGACTAAATTTAGAAGTTTACCTACAAAATTCAGCAGGTATTGGAGACCACTCTGATATCATGAGTGCGGTAGAAGAAGAAGTTTCAAAGATAGCTGAGTATCAAGAAAAGCTAGAAGTAGTAAGGAATTTAAATGAATAGTGTATATGATGGACTATTTTGGTGTTATATCAGAAAAGGATTTTTCAGTTGGCCAGAATATATTGCATATTATAAAGGCATGAAGAATGGTTGATTCAAGAGCTAAAGGTGCCGAAGGCGAAAAACAAGTAAAAGAATTACTTAAAAAGCATACGGGACTACCTTTCGAAAGAGTGCCAATGTCTGGTGCCCTGCCATTTATGAAAGGGGATTTATTTGTTCCAGATACGTCCTTAAATTACTGTATAGAAGTAAAATTTTATAAAAACTCACATTTTGATGATAAAATTATAACTAATAAATCCAATGAGTTTACTAGATGGTGGGCCCAAGCAGTTAATCAAGCAAAAATTTCAGAGAAAAAACCTGTTTTATTTTTTAAATATAATAGATCTAAGATTTTTGTAGTTACTAAGGATGAGCCTGAAAAAGTAGAAAAGTATTTTTATATATCTCATCTAAGATGCTATGTTATGTTGGCTGATGAATGGTTAAGTCTAGAAAATCCGAGGTTTGTAAATGGCAGTACAGTTTAATGATTTAAAAAAGCCTAGTAAAAAAAGAGTTATTGTTATTGATGCTCTAAACTTAGGTTTTAGATGGAAACACCAGAATAGGGTTGAGTTCGCAGAAGACTATATAAAAACTGTAAATTCGCTAGCAAGCTCGTATAATTGTGGCACTATAATTCTTGCGTGTGATAAAGGAAGCAGTACTTATAGAAAAGGTATATATCCAGAATATAAGTTAGACAGAAAACTAAAATACGAGAATCAAAGTGAAGAAGAAAAACTTGCTTTTGAAATATTCTTCACCGAGATGAATAAAGTTTTAGACATATTTAGAAATACCGATATAGTACTTCAGTATGATGGAGTAGAAGCAGACGATATTGCTGGATATTTATCTACAAATGCAGAAGTAGAGCATATGTGGTTGATTAGTTCAGACAGAGATTGGGATTTGCTAGTAGGCCCAAAAGTATCTAGATTTTCCTACATAAATAGAAGAGAGTCTACTTTTGATACTTGGGAAGATACCCATGAATTTTCTATACAAGACTACATTACTATAAAATGTCTAACAGGAGATAAGGGGGACAATATTCCAGGTATACCTGGGATTGGAGAAAAAAGAGCGGTATCTTTATTACAAGAATTTGGAAATGTATTTGATATTTATGACGCGTGCCCCATAAATAGTAAGTATAAACATATTCAAACTTTGAATGAAAATAAAGAACTTTTATTGAGAAACTTTGAAATAATGGATTTAACAACCTATGCTAGAGAAGCTATAGGAGAAGAAAATATCTTAGACATTAATTATAAATGTGCTGGTATTTTATAAGGATAAATTGTGGAAATTTCGTATTCTAGAGATAACTATCTATCCGAGTTTAGTTTTAAAACTTTACAAGACAGATATTTAATTGAGGGAGAAAACTCTCCTCAAGACGCCTTTGCAAGGGCAGCCAAAGCATTTTCAGATAACGATGCTCACGCACAAAGATTATATGACTATGCTAGTAAATTATGGTTTATGTTCTCTACCCCTGTTTTGTCTAATGGAGGAACAAAAAGAGGACTACCAATTAGTTGTTTTTTAAATTATGTAGAGGATAGCAGGGAAGGAATTACTGGACACTATACAGAAAATGCTTTTTTATCTTCAGTAGGAGGAGGTATAGGAGGGTGTTGGAATAATGTAAGAAGTGTAGGGTCAAAAACATCAAACGGTTCAGAAAGTACAGGAGTTATTCCATTTCTAAAGGTTGTAGACGCAGAAATGTTAGCATTTTCGCAAGGAGTTACAAGGAGAGGTAGCTATGCAGCATATTTGGATATTTCTCACCCAGAAATTGAAGAATTTTTGGATATTCGCAAACCTACGGGCGGAGATATTAATAGAAAGTCCGTTAATCTTCACCATGCTGTTCTTATTAGCAATAAATTTATGGAGCTAATAGAAAAAGCTACTAGATTTGAAGGATTTGATGATTCGTGGGACTTAATTGACCCACATACAGGAAAAGTAGAAAAAACTGTTCCTGCTAAAACTTTATGGGTAAAATTAATTCAGAACAGAGTTGAGACGGGTGAGCCTTATATTATGTTTAAGGATACTGTAGAAGATGCTTTACCAGAATTTCAAAAGAAATTAGGACTAAAAGTACATCACTCTAATTTATGTTCAGAAATTACTTTGCCTACAGATGAACAAAGAACTGCTGTATGTTGTTTATCTAGTGTAAATTTGGAGGAGTATGATTCCTGGAAGGACAATCCAGATTTTATTCCTGACTTAGTACGTATGCTGGATAATGTTTTGGAGTACTTTATCGAAAATGCACCCGATCAGCTAGAAAAAGCTAAATTTAGTGCTATGAGAGAAAGAAGTATTGGGCTGGGCGCAATGGGATTTCACGCTTATTTACAAAGGCACCATATTGCTTTTGAAAGCCCTATGGCAAAAGGCAAAAACATGCAGATGTTTAAAAGAATAAAATCGGAGGCTATTCGTGCTACTCAGCAACTTGCTAAAGAAAGAGGAGAGTGCCCTGATGGAACAGGCTATGGTGTGCGCAACAGTCATTTGCTTGCTATTGCTCCTAACGCCAGTAGTAGTATTATCTGTGGTAATACTTCTCCTTCTATTGAGCCTTACCGTGCTAACGCTTTTACTCAAAAAACTAAAAGTGGGTCTAGTTTACATAAAAACGAATATCTCGAAAGTATTTTACAAGACCTAGGTAAGAATACAGATGAAGTCTGGAAAAGTATTATTACAAACAATGGCTCAGTACAACAGTTAGACTTTCTAGATGATTGGACAAAAGAAGTTTTTAAAACGGCAGTTGAAATAGACCAGAGATGGGTTATTGAAATGGCTGCTGATAGACAAGAAGATATCTGTCAAAGTCAGTCTTTAAACTTATTTTTTCCATCAAATGTGTCAAAACAAGAACTTCATGCTATTCATATGATGGCTTGGAAGAAAGGAGTTAAAACTCTATACTATCTTCGAAGCGAAGCATATAAAAGAGCAGAAAAAGTATCAGATGAAGCTCTTCGTCAAATTATTTTTCAAAGTATGGACGAAGAAGGATGCTTGGCTTGTGAAGGATAAAGCCTGGACAATCTGGAAATACACAATCGGAAGTTTTAGCGACGAAAAAACAGCAGAGTATGATAACATAGTAGCAGTACTTCGTACTGCTATTGTACTTGTTAATTTTACTACCTGTTTTTTCATCATGGCGAACATAGTTCATAATTGGTGAAAATATGAGTTTATTACAAGAAAGAGAATATTATAAGCCTTTTAGTTATCCGTGGGCATTTGAGTTTTATAAAACTCAACAACATATGCACTGGCTTCCAGATGAAGTCAATTTAGCGGACGACTTAAAAGATTATAGAAACAACCTAACACCGGAAAATAGAAATCTAATCAATTCTATTTTTCGATTTTTTACTCAGGCAGATGTAGATGTATGTTGTGGGTATGCTAAGCATTACCTTCCTACATTCAAGCAGCCTGAGGTTCGTATGATGCTTGCGGCCTTCGCCGCAATGGAGGCAGTGCATCAGGAAGCATATTCTTTATTACTAGAGACACTAGGATTTAGTGATGAAGAGTATCAAAAGTTCTTTGAGCACAAGGCAATGATGGACAAGCATGAGTATCTTTCTAATTTTGGAATGGATACTCCGATGAATATTGCAAAGACTATGGCAATCTATAGTGGATTTACGGAAGGCGTGCAGCTTTTCAGTTCTTTTGCAATTTTATTAAATTTTCCACGGCACAATCTGATGAAAGGCATGGGACAAATTATCACATGGTCAGTAAGAGATGAAACTCTGCATGTAGAAGGCATGAGTAAATTGTTCCGAAGCTACATCGCAGAAAACCCCGACCTTTGGAATGATGATCTAAAGTATGAGATCTACTGCGCGGCGGAGCGAACGGTTGAACTTGAAGATGCTTTTATTGATTTGTGTTTTGAAGGCGCAACAATACCCGATCTTACTCCTGAAGAAGTAAAATTATATATTCGTTATATTGCTGACAGAAGACTTCTGGGGCTGGGAATGAAAAAGATTTTTGGAAGTACCGAAAATCCATTGCCCTGGCTCGATTATATGTTAAACGGTGTGGAACACACGAACTTCTTTGAAAATAGAGCAACTGAATATGCTCGCGCAAGTACCACAGGTAATTGGCAAGACATATTTAAGTAAAAAAGGCCCGAAAGGGCCTTTTTTAATTAAACGCAGTGTATTGTTGTTGCGCTGCCATTTCCATTATTTTAATTCCTCCGGATAAAATCCTTCATAAAACCATTGATATTCTTCAAGTATACGATTATGTATACGATCGCTTAATAACCTTTTTGGTGGTTGCCATTTAATAAAGGAGGGTTTGGTCCGATGATCGGTTTTCTCCATAAAATAGGCATTATCATGTTCAAACATTTCTGATTGTGAAATATTATCTAAGTCGTGTTCGTAATAATTTAAATTAAGAAAAGCATAGATTGATCTAATTGTATCTATAGGATTTTTAAGAAAGTCTTCGTAACGAATAAACTTAATTGTGTCTTTTTTGCCCTCGTACATCCAAAATTCCATTGCTGCTGGTATTTCTTCTTTTAATGACGCGCTTAAAGAATTTTCCCTATTGAAATGATATTCAAATTTTTGCGATTCAGTCATAGCAGCATATAACGAAGTCCCTTCTGTTTCGTAGGTATGTAATGCTTTTAATTTTAAATTGATTTTGTTAAAACTTTCAACAACATCTCTCAAGTCTCGAATCAAGATTAGTTTTTTCGAATCAGGTAGTAAATGATGAATTCGATTCCAATAACGAGTCTTAGAGATAACAACAGGTTTGTCTGTTAATCCACTGTACCAACCATTGATTGCCCCCATTACCATACCATAAGTTGCTCGATCCGCGTGTTCAGCGTCCATGGCTTGGAATGATTCAGTTACGCGAAATCTTTGCAGAAAATATCGTTGAAGGTTCATTGGGAAGGGATCAGTGGTGGTTGTGAATACTTTAGGGTTTTGCTGAAGTATATTCATTAATACTGTTGATCCTGAGCGTGGAAGTCCACCGCAAAAATGTATTTGTTTCATAATAAATCCATAATTAAATAACATATTAAATTTTAAAGAGAATCAGTTTATACCTGTTGTCCTGCTGCATAATATCTTGCTACTGTCAAATCACCTACATCAGTAGCATTACCGTCAGATGAGAATGGGAACTTGTCAATTACGTTTACTTGCGTTCCTGTTCCTCCTCCAGAAGAATATCCACTAACAGTAGATGATTGACCTGTTACACCATATCTAGTTACTGATAAATCACCTACATCAGTAGCATTCGCATCAGATGAGAAAGAGAATTTATCAATGACGTTTGTGGTTGGTGGTATATATCCTCCAGAAGTATATCCACTAACGTCTGAGGATTGACCTGCTACATATGCTCTTGCTACTGTCAAATCCCCAACGTCTGTAGCATTAGCGTCAGTAGCGAATGGGAATTTATCAATGACGTTTGTGTATGGTGGATATCCGCCAGAAGAATATCCATTATCTGCTGAATTTTGACCTGCTACAAAGTATCTTGCTACTGTCAAATCCCCAACGTCTGTAGCATTAGCGTCAGTAGAGAATGGGAATTTCTCTATAACGTTTACCGCACCTGTTGGCGAGGATCCTCCAGAAGTATATCCACTAGAACTTCCTGTTTGACCCGTCAAATGATATTTTTGACCTGTCAAATCACCAACGTCTGTAGCATTACCATCAGAAGAGAAAGGGAATTTCTCTATAACGTTTATTAAACCTGTAGGATCTGTAGGTTCATACCCACCAGAAACATAGCCACTAGCAGTTGATGATTGACCTGCTACTCCTAATTTTGCTGCTGTCAAATCACCTACATCAGTAGCATTACCATCAGATGAGAACGGGAATTTATCAATGGGGTTTATCCCACCACTCGGATCGTTTCCACCAGAAGCATATCCACTGGTAGAACCTTGGAATGAATAAACAGGAGCAGTCGTTGCAGCGTAATCTAATCCTGTCCAAGTACTTGAGCCATCTCCTACTTTTACTTTTCCAGTATCAGACTCACAACCTAGTTCCCCACTACCAAGTACAGGGTTATCAGAAGTCCATTGAGCTGCCGGGTCTCTTCTAATTATAACTCTTGTTACCATAAGTATCTCCTATACCTGTTGACCTGCTGCATAATATTTTACCTGTGTTAAATCTCCTACATCAGTAGCATTAGCATCAGATGAGAATGGAAATTTTTCAATGACGTTTGATGCGCCCGGAGCTCCTCCTCCAGAAGAATATCCACTAACAGTCGATGATTGACCTGCTGCGCCATATTTTGCTACTGTCAAATCACCAACATCAGTAGCATTACCGTCAGATGAGAAAGAAAACTTATCGATGACGTTTGTGGTTGGTGGCATATATCCTCCAGAAGTATATCCACTAACGTCTGAGGATTGACCTGTTACATATCCTCTTGCTACTGTCAGATTACCTACATCAGTAGCATTAGCATCGGAAGAGAATGGGAATTTATCGATGATGTTTGTGTATGGTGGATATCCGCCAGAAGAATATCCATTATCTGCTGAATTTTGTCCTGCTAGAAAGTATCTTACTGCTGTCAAATCACCTACATCTGTAGCATTAGCATCAGAAGCGAATGGGAATTTCTCTATAACGTTTACCGCACCTGTTGGCGAGGATCCCCCAGAAGTATATCCACTAGAACTTCCTGATTGACCCGCCAAATGATATTTTATACCTGTCAAATCCCCAACGTCTGTTGCATTAGCGTCAGTAGCGAATGGGAATTTATCAATGACGTTTGATAAACCTACAGGATCTGTAGGAACATACCCACCAGAAGAATATCCGCTAGCAGTTGATGATTGACCTGCTGTAGCAAGTTTTGCTACTGTCAAATCACCAACATCAGTAGCATTACCATCTGAAGAGAATGAGAATTTCTCGATGACATTTATCCCACCACTCGGATCGTTTCCACCAGAAGCGTATCCAGAAGTACTCCCTTGGGTTACACCTGGAACAGCAAGAGGAGCAGTCGTTGCAGCGTAATCTAATTGTGTCCAAGTACTTGAGCCATCTCCTACTTTTACTTTTCCAGTATCAGACTCACAACCTAGTTCCATACTAGCAAGTACAGGGTTAACCGAAGTCCATCTAGCCGCGGGGTCTCTTCGAATTTGAATAGCCATAAATCTCTCCTATACCTGTTGACCTGCCGCCGATCCTCTTGTTCCTGTCAAATCACCTACATCAGTGGCGTTAGCATCGGAAGAGAAGGGGAATTTGTCAATGACGTTAATTGGTCCTGGTGTTCCACCAGAAGTATAACCGCTAGCAGTTGATGATTGACCTACTGCACCATATCTTGCTACTGTCAAATCGCCAACATCCGTAGCATTACCATCGGAAGAAAATGGGAATTTTTCAATAATGTTCGTAGAACTTGTAAGCGATGGCGCATAACCACCAGAAGTATATCCACTAGCAGTTGATGATTGACCTGCCGTCTGCCATCTTGTTACTGCTAAATCTCCTACATCCGTGGCGTTAGCGTCAGATGAGAATGGGAATTTATCAATGATATTGCGATGTGTTATTCTTAGTGGTGGAGAAGTAACTGAAAACCCACCAGAAGAATATCCACTAGTGGTTGATGATTGACCTGATATCTCTTGTCTTGCTACTGTCAAATCACCAACGTCAGTGGCATTAGCGTCTGAAGAGAACGGGAATTTGTCGATGATGTTTGAACTCGATGGTCCTGAAGGTCTACCACCAGAAGAATAACCATTATCAGTTGACGATTGACCTGCTGTAGAATATCTTGCTTCTGTTATATCACCAACGTCAGTAGCATTTCCATCAGAAGCAAATGGGAATTTGTCAATGACGTTAATTGCTCCTGGAGTTCCACCAGAAGTATATCCACTAACAGATGAAGATTGTCCTGCCATACGTTGTCTTGCTACTGTCAAATCACCTACATCAGTAGCATTAGCATCAGCTGAGAATGGGAATTTGTCGATGATGTTTGTGTTTGGTGGTATAAAACCCCCAGAAGTATATCCATAGCTACTTCCTTGTGCTTGCGTGCCAATAGGAGTAGCAGGATCTTCAGTTACATACTGTAAGGAATTCCAAGCAGTTGAGCCGTCTCCAACTTTAATTTTTCCAGTATCAGTTTCTACTCCAAGCTCTCCGGCTCCTAATACAGTATTTTGAGACTGCCAGTTACTTGCGGTATCTCTTCTAGCTTTTAATTGATAAGCCATAAGTCTCTCCTATACCTGTTGACCTGCTACGAATCTTCTTGCTACTGTTATATCACCTACATCAGTAGCATTACCGTCAGATGAGAAGGGGAATTTGTCAATGACGTTTGTGTTTGGTGGTGCATATCCACCAGAAGTATATCCACTAGCAGTAGATGATTGACCTGCTGCACCATATCTTGCTACTGTCAAATCACCTACATCACTAGCATTCGCATCAGACGAGAATGGGAATTTATCGATGACGTTAGAAATTGATACTCCACTTCCACCAGAAGTATATCCATTATCTGCCGATGATTGACCTGCTGCATAATATCTTGCTACTGTCAAATCACCTACATCAGTAGCATTCGCATCTGAAGAAAACGGGAATTTGTCAATGACGTTTGTTGTTCCTGGGGTTGCTCCACCAGAAGTATATCCATTATCAGATGACGATTGACCTGTGGGTTTCTCTCTTGTTACAGTTAAATCCCCGACGTCAGTGGCATTAGCGTCTGAAGCAAATGGAAATTTTTCAATGACGTTCAAACGTCCAGGATCGGCATCGCCGCCAGAATAATATCCATTATCTGCAGATGATTGACCTGCTCCCAAGCGTTTGGCATCTGTTAAATCACCAACGTCTGTTGCATTAGCGTCAGTAGAGAAAGGGAATTTATCTATAACGTTTGTGTATCCGGGCGCTGTTCCACCAGAAGTATATCCGCTAACAGAAGAAGATTGTCCAACACTGTCATATCTTGTTATTGTCATGTCCCCAACGTCAGTAGCATTACCGTCTGAAGAGAAGGGGAATTTATCTATCACGTTTGAGTTTCCTGGTCCAAATCCACCAGAAGTATATCCACTGGTAGAACCTTGGAATGAATAAACAGGAGTAGCAGGATCTTCAGTTACATATTGTAAGGAGTTCCAAGCAGTTGAGCCGTCCCCAATTTTAATTTTTCCAGTATCAGTTTCTCCTCCAAGCTCTCCGGCTCCTAATACAGTATTTTGAGACTGCCAGTTACTTGCGGTATCTCTTCTAGCTTTTAATTGATTAGCCACTTGTGTTTCCTATCTTCCTGATATAAAACTATCGTACCAGTCTTCCGCCATATTAGTTACTTGCTCGATTGTCATAGCCTCTTCTGTAGACTGTCCATCTTCCGCCGTAACTAGAAACGGACTTGAAGAGTGCATTGCTAATAATCTAGTAGTTACATCACTTTTAGTAAGCTCTGTAACTGTATCGGGAATATAATAGTCTCTATCCGCCTCAGCCTCTACCCACCCTAATAAGGTATTATCGGAAGAATTTTTCCAATATCCTCCATCCTCTACCCAGACTGGAACAGCTTTAGCATTTTTTCCAATTTTATGTAGCTTGTATTCAATTACAGGCATTTATTTCTCCTATTTAAATCTATCTGAGCCATGTATCCATATAACTATAGCCCATCTATCTCCTTCCGTAACTTCTGTTACAGTATGTAGTAAATAACTTGGAAATATATTTATAGAACCTCTAGTAAAAGAGCCAACTTTTATATTTCCATCATTAACTAAAAGTTCTCCTCCTTTATAGTTTTTTGGATCACTTAATTGTACTGAAACGGACAATTTTCTATTTGTAGAACTTCCAGGCCCAGTATCTACGTGCCAGTTATAATGACATTTTGTTTCAGAAGAGTAGTGTAAAAGCTCTAGACCATGTATAATTCCTAATAAATTAAATTTAAATTTATTAGCATTTTCTTTTGATACTGCTGTTACTATGCGATTAAAAATCCAATCGTTTTCTAAAGAAATCGGAATACTGTAACTATTTACTTCTCTTACCTCTTTTCTGTATGTTCCGTATTCATCTGCCCCTACTGATGCTTTCTCAGAATAATTATTGTTAGCTATGCTAATAATTTTATCACATTCTTCCTCTGAGAAGTGTATATCACTTACTTCTAAAGTAGGATGATAATCATCGCACTGATTAGCAAAATAACCAGAACCTGTTAAGGCTTTTGTAGTGTTTTTAATTTGAGTAACTGAACTTAAAGATTGTCTTTTATCGAAAGCATACTCTCTATATTGCCCTTCCGCATCTACAAAATGAAAAAATACTTGCGTTTGCCATTCTCCTTTATAGGGCTCTCTCCAATGTTCAATTTCACATCCTTTATATATTACTCCATCACCTTTTTCTATAAAAATATTTTTTTCTTCACCCATTTTTATGGGCCAAATTATAGAGCTTTTATCGTGGTCTAATGTAACAGTAATGCTGATTTCGCAGGACGGTCTATCTTTATGTTTATGTAATATTTCTCCCTTCTGATATAATCTTGCGTAACAGTATGTGGGTAAAACTTTTTTTCCTAAAGTTGCGGATAATTTATCTGCTAAATCTTGTAAAACCATTTCAAACTTCGGATCACCGTAAATTGAAAAGGAAGAAGGACATTGATCGTCTTGTGTTAATTTTCCCTCTTTATGTAGATTAAATAAATGATTGCTTAAATCAGTACAAATCTGTACTGGTAATACTCCAGAAGAATAAATATATTTATTTTGTTCTAATGTTGCTCCGGCCTCAGTCAGTGCTCTGTTCATCCCTCACGTCCTGTTTTGTTAATAATGCTACTTTTTTATCATAAGTAAAATCTGGAGTTGAGTCTGGGTTAAAGCCCATCATTTCCATTCTTTGAATGTCAACTTTTTGATTATCAATTAGCTCATCTACTATTTCAGATACAAAATCTTGCAATCCTTTAGTACTCCAAGAGTCCTCTTCTACTTCTTTTACAATATACTGACGTATCAGTACTTGCATTTTTCCAGGATTTACTCCAATCTGTTCTAGGTACTCCTGCTCTCCTTTAGTGATCGAGCCTGACTGTCTGACATCTCGTATACACTGAACAACACTTCTTTTTAAATGGTTCTTTGATTCTTCTTTTTCAAAGTCATTTTCAGAAAATTCTGACGCTTTATTTTTTAACTGTTCATAAAGATCGTTCAGTGCTAAAATATCCTTCATAGCTCCTTCAATATAAACTACACCTTCTGCCATGCCTTCTTTTAGCTTAGCGAGTTTAACTTTTAGGTCTACTTCCTTCCAGTAATCTAAATCTCCAATCTCTAATTTTTCTTCTATTTTTCTGATTTTTACTTCTTGTTCAATTTGTCTCCATTTTGCTTCATTCAATGCGTTCTTTTTTCTGTTTATTTCAGCAGCAATTTGTCGCATATTTTTTAAAGGACTGTGATAGGAGAGATTGATATGTTTCCAATCCCATTGAGAGTGACTATGATTCCAAATATTTTGTAACTCTCTTGAATTTTGTATAGCAGTATCTACAAGTTGTGTATTTTGTGCTAAAGTTTTATTGCCAAAACTCTCAACTTTTGCTACGGTTCCTTTTCCAAAAACTGCTGCCATTGGAACAGTGTATTCCGACCCATCTACTACTGTTAAGTCTTTTCTAATTTGCTCATAAATAGCAATTTCTTTATTTTCACTCATTAAAATTAAACCTCTTACTTAAATTATACCTGTTGCCCTTCTCCTGATGTATGTCTAGCTACTGATAAATCTCCTACGTCAGTAGCGTTAGCATCAGAAGCGAATGGGAATTTATCGATAACGTTAGAGGTTGCTGGCTCTCTGCCCCCAGAAGTATATCCACTAACAGTTGATGATTGTGAACCTGCGGGAGAATATCTAGCTACTGATAAATCTCCTACGTCAGTAGCGTTAGCATCAGAAGCGAATGAAAATTTGTCTATAACGTTAGCAATGGAAGGCGATAAACCAGGATTAGAACCGCCAGAAGTATATCCATTATCAGTTGATGATTGACCGTTTACGGCAGTTTGTGCTACTGTTATATCTCCTACATCAGTAGCATTCGCATCAGATGAGAAAGGGAACTTATCGATGACGTTAGAGATTGATGGTGTTTGCCCGCCAGAAGCATATCCGCTATCGGTTGATGATTGACCTGCTACAGAATATCTTGCTACTGTCAGATCACCTACATCAGTAGCATTAGCATCAGAAGAGAAAGAGAATTTATCAATGACGTTAGAGACTGATGGTCCAAAACCACCAGAAGTATACCCACTAGCAGATGACGATTGACCGGCTGACTTGTATCTTCCTACTGTTATATCACCTACATCAGTAGCATTCGCATCAGCTGAGAATGGAAATTTATCAATTACATTAACTATAGCGCTCGCACCTGGATTATATCCACCAGAAGTATATCCATTATCTGCTGATGATTGTCCTGTTGTACCATTTTTTGATACTGTCAAATCACCTACATCAGTAGCATTCGCATCAGATGAGAAAGGGAACTTATCGATAGTGTTAAAGATTGGTATACCACCAGAAGTATATCCGCTAACTTCACCTTGGAAAGTAGATGCTAGATAAGGAGGATCGTTCCAAGACAGATACCCCAAAGATGTCCATTCAGTAGAACCATCTCCCATTTTTATTTTTAAAGTATCTGTCTCTACGCCAAGTTCTCCGAGGTATAAAGTAGGGTTACTTGATGTCCAGTTAGATGAAGTATCTCTTCTAAAGCGTATTGTTGCCATTATGCGGACCCTCCATCAATTATTTGAGCAGTTACATAAGTTGACGACGCAGAGCCCCCATCTACTTCTGAAACTCCAGCAGGTCCGGTAGCACCTGTAGCACCAGCGGTACCAGCCCCAGTCACACCCTGAGCACCTGTAGCACCTTGAGGGCCTGTAGCACCTTGAGGGCCTGTAGTACCGTTAGCACCAGCGGCTCCAGTAGCGCCTTGAGGGCCAGCGGCACCTGTAGCACCTTGAGGGCCTGTAGCACCTTGAGGGCCTGTAGTACCGTTAGCACCAGCGGCTCCAGTAGCGCCTTGAGGGCCTGTAGTACCGTTAGCACCAGCGGCTCCAGTAGCGCCTTGAGCACCAGTAGCACCTTGAGCACCAGCAGCACCGGTAGCACCAGCGGCTCCTTGAGGGCCTGTAGTACCGTTAGCGCCCGTAGCACCAGCAGCGCCAGCGGCACCAGTAGCACCTTGAGGGCCTGTAGCACCTTGAGGGCCTGTAGTACCGTTAGCACCAGCGGCTCCAGTAGCGCCTTGAGC